AACAGGCCTTAAGGCACTCGGCCATGGGGTATTCGGCCATGGGCGCGGCCATCACGTCTGCGGCTTGGACCTGGCCGGCGCTCATGATCTCGAGAGCCTCGGCCATAGCCAGAGACGCCCCCGGCTTGCCTTTCTGCATGGCCTTGAACTGTTCCAGCAGCCAGTCATGGCCTTTGGCGTCGAGGGCGGCGTAGGTCAGTTGCAGCGGAACCGCCCGCCCATCTGGCAAGGGCAGGCGGACGATTCCGAGGCGTTCATCGGTCGGCTGCATCAGGCGCCCTGATTATCGCGAACCGGGGCGGCCATGGGCTCCAGCGTGCCGGAGTACGTCACCTTGCCGTCAACGGGGGCCGACAGGGTCAGGTTCGGCACGGCGTTGAAGCTGATCTGCTTGGCTTGGGCGCCAGAGCCGAAGGTAATGCGGAACGGCAGCGGCGTGTTGGTCGCCATGGCCGCGAACATCGCTTCCTGCTCAGTGTCGCCCTGTTCGTAGTGCATCGAGAAGGTGTAGGGCGACGGCTCGCGCGGGCCGGAGATGTATTCTCGAGTGCCCGCGACCGTATCGAAGTCGGTGGCGTCGATCTTATTCGGCGAGAAGCCGCCGCCGTCGAGGCTAAAGACGCCCGAGATGTTCTCGTAGGTCAGGGTTCCGCTGCCGGAGCCCAGCAGCAGGTGCATGAAGCCTTGGGCCAAAACAGCCATGGCGCTCTCCTATGATGCAGGCATGGAAAAGGCCGCGCACAGCCTGCCCTGGGCGCGTTGGGGATGGACTCCAAAGCCAGCGTTCTGCGAAGATCGCGCCGGATCGGGAGGGTTCAGATGTCAAACGGTGGAAAGAAGATCGTCGACGCTCGTGCCGACGCGAAGGGGAACATCGAGGCGGTTCGCTTCGAAGGGAATGTGAACTTCACCAGCCAGAAGAAGGCCATTGAGATGGCGAAGGCTGGCAAGGTCGATAACGCTCATGCCGTGCAGCCAAAGGGACGCGAAGCCTATCTGCGCTCCAATCCGGACGACAAGAAGGGCAACAACCTCGACGACATGGCGGGCGATACCTAAGCGAACTCGGCCCGCAACTGCAGGATAACCCCAGCGGCCAGATCATCCAGATTGCGGTACAGGGTCGCCACCTTGGGCGAGCCATCGGCAGACCGCTCGTGGATAACGGCCACACGGATCTGGTCGTCCAGCACGACGTACTCGTGGGTCTGCATAGCGTCCTCCATTGTCAGTCTCGGACGAGGTCCAATCGGATCGTGACGCGGCGGCCGGTGTAGGCCTCGTCCGAGGTCGGGGCCTGGACTGGGCCGGTGACGCGGGCCACGTCGCATTTGCCGCTTGTGACGACGAGGTCGCCGGGGCGGTTGTGGAAGAGGTCGCGGACCTGGCGCATCAAAGCGTCGAGCCCAGCCGCTGAGCCGGTCCGGCGCTGATACCCGCGCACGTCCTGCACGATCAGTCGGCCGGTCTCGGTGAAGGTCTCCATCGCCACGTCAGAGGTCGGCACGGCGATGATGAGGAACGGCTTTGACGGCTTCGGCTCCTGGTCGAGGAAGTCGTCCGGCGCCGTCTCGTTGAAGATGGCCGGTGCGTTGTTCCAGGTGGCCAGAGACGGAGCGACGGAGGCCAGGCGGGCGAAGATCGTGGCGGTGGAGTTCAATCGCTTGCTCCCGCGACAAAGGCGTCCCGCAGGTCGTCGGTATGGTCGGTGGCCAGCAGGCCGAGGAAGGGGCGCGGGGCGATCCGCTCGGTCCCGACCTCCAAGGCGTGCGCATATTCTGTGTTCGCCACCACTCGGCCGACGATGTCGTCGCCATCCCTGCGGACCTGCGTGTCGGCTTGGGTGGCGTTGCGCAGGCGTCCGGTGTCGACGGCGGGCGGCTCGCCGGGGGCCGAGGCTTGGTGCTTCCCGTAGATGCGGCCGGAGCCGGGGCGCGATAGGTTGGCCTTGGTGATCGCTTCCCCCGCCAGAGCGGCGCGCTGGATGCCCGCAACGGCCTTCTCTTCAACGATGCGCTCCAGGGCGGCGAGGTTGATCGTGACGGTGGCCATCAGCGCCCCTGTGCCTCCCAGGTCGCTTTAGCCGGATCACGGGTCAGGGCGACGATCTGCCAGTCCTTGCCCTCAGCGTTGATGGTATGCCCGACAGCCGGAGCAATGCTCAGACTGGCCGCCAGGATGATGATCTTTCGGTCGTGGGCAGGTATGCCCGCCGTTGCCCGCCGCATGTCGCTGTAGTCATCGACCAGCGCCTTGCAGGGATGTGATGTCGGGGCTCCGGGTATCCAGCCGCCCTGCCCGTCCGAGGTCGGCTCGCCCGGCACCTTCAGCACGCCGTCGCGAAACACGTCGTCCAGCGCCTCGGCGATAGCGTCGGGCAGATCGTCGAGGATGCTCATGACTTGGCAAGCCGGACGTTGACGCCGGAGCCGATCGGATAGGCGCCCGCGTAGCGAAGCAGGCCCGCCACCAGAGCCAGCCGCGCCGTACTGCGGCTTTCCGCAGATGACGTTTCATATTCGACGGCGACGGATCCGGCCTTCACCGACTTCCGCGCCGCCTGAGCCGCCTTGTCGCCGCCGATCAGGGGCGAGGTCAGAGACAGCCGGGCGGCCTCGATGACGGCTTCGCTGACCTGCTCCTCAACCGCGGCACTCACCTTCGCCGGGGGCCGGTAGGAGGCCCGCACGTAGGCCGATGCGTCGAGAATGGCGCTGCTCTTCCGCTCAGGCGTCAGGGCAGCCCAATCGGACCAGCCCCGAGCCTGAGCGTAAGCGTCAGCCTGTTCGACTGTAGCGAGCGGACCCGAAGGCCAGCTTACCACTCCATTCTCGACGATCAGCATCAGGCGTCGCCGTTCTTGGGCTTCGACGGGCCTTCGCCGGCCGTCTTGGAAACAGCCTTGGTGGCGCCGCCACCGACCTTGCCGTCACCATCGGGATCGAACTTTGCGACCTGATCCTGCAGCTGCCGGATTTCCTCGTCCTTGGAGGCGATGGAGCGACGCAGGTCCGCGTTCTCGTCATTGGCCTTCTGCAGGTCGCTGTTGGCCACCTTCGAAGGCTCCCCGGCTTCGGCGTCGGACTGGAAGATTTCGGTGGCCTCGCGCTTGGCCTCCTTTTTCTCCAGAGCCGAACGCTTCTGCGCGGCGGTCTCTTCTTCGACGGTGTCCGGCTCATGCGGGCCGGTTGGTGCGCCGACGATAGCGAGGGCTTCTTCGCGGGCCAGACCGTCCTTGAGGATCGGACCATCGGGGCCGCGCTTCACGGCCCAGGTGCCGTTGCCGTTGTTGTGCGCAGTGAGCGCGATCTGCCCGTCCAGCGGGGCGCTGATCGGGACGTTCTTGTCGGTGTCGGCCATCGGCCGTCTCCTTCCATGAAAAAGGCCGCACGAGGCGGCCGTCAGGTTCAGGTTGTGAAGTCGATCAGCCGTTGGTCTGGATGAACGCCAGCGGAATGTTCTTGCGGTCGAACACGCGGTTCCAGTTCGACGCCGTGGCCAGAGCTGAATAGCTCGGAGTGGCGTTGCTGCTGATCTGCGTGCCGGCCACAGCGAAGCCGGTCGGGTGGATGACCTCGTGGCGGCGGTTCCACAGCGTCTCGACGCCTTCACCGTTGCCCTCGGCCTCTTCGCGCGAGACGGCGTTCGGGGTCTTCGGCGTACCAAGACCCGAGCGAAAAGACGCATCCCCGAACAGAATCGACGTGTAGGTTTTCCGGTTCGTGCCTTGAACCACGGGCATGTCGTCGTCGATGATGACGCGCTTGCCCTGGAAGGACTCGTACAGCAGGCGGCCGGTTTCCGGGTCGTAGTTCTCGACCAGGGCGCCGATCTTCTGCATCCGGGCGTGGATGACGGAGTGAACCGCGATAGCGCGAAGCGAGCCCTTGGCGTCACCCATGGTCTGGGCGGCGTCGATCAGCACGTCCGAGCCGAACAGCTCCCCGTCGACGGGATCGCCGGTGGCGTCGGTGGCGACGTTCTTGACCATGTCCCCGCCGTCATTGGCGATGTTGTCAGCCAAGATGCCCTGGCAGATCTTGAGCAAGGTCGTCTGGTTCACGCCCGCCCAATAGTCCGCGATCTGGCTCGAAATGGCGTCCAGCGGGTCGCGGGCGATGAAGGCCGCAGTCAGGTCAGCCGAAGACCAGCCCTGGTTGCGCATCAGCTTGCGGGCGATCTCGTTGCCGGTGCCGATCTTCTTCGGCACGGCGACGTCGGCCGGGTTGTCCGAAGACGCGTTCGGCTCATCGTTCGCCAGACGCTTGAAGTGCGGCATGTTCACCAGGAAGCCCTGGCCCGTCATGAAGGCGGCGATGGCCGGGTCGACGACCATGACGCCGGCGGCCACGAAGGCGTTGCGGCGCGTCGATCGCTCGACGGTGTAGGTGTTGAAGTTCTCGCCGAAGACGAGATCGGAAAGCCGAGTGACGGCCATGTCGTTTCCTTTCGGTGGGATCAGACGCGGCCGTCAGAGGCGCGCGCTTCAGGGAGCGCCGAGGGTTAAGCCGCCTCGGCTTCGGCCATCAGGCGCTTCGCCAGGTCCGGTTTGTCCCGGGCGATGCGATCCTGTTCGGTGAGGGAGAAGGACGGGCCTTGCTTCCAGGGGTTGGGGCCGGGGTGGGTGCCTTTGCCGCCGCCGGGGGCGCCGCCGCCGCTGTTGCCGGCCAGAACGAACGGCTTGCCCTCGTCGCCTTCGGCCCAGAGCTTGATGGCTTCGGCCAACGGAAGACCGCCCTTGTAGGCAACGGGCTCGCCGTCATCGTCCTTCAGTTCGACGCCTTCGCGCAGCAGGGCGGCGGCGGCGCGCTTCAGTTCAGGCTTCACGCGAGCCTCGTCCAAAGCCGCGGACAGGCCGTTGTCGATGACCAGCTTCTCGACCTGACGTTCGGCCTTCTCGGCGCGGTCGGTGGCGGCTTTCAGCTCGCGGCCGTGCTTGGTCTCGAG